CTTCTACCTTCCGATGCTCAAAAACAGCTACGCGAGTATGCGTCCTTCGTCAAAAAGGACAAGCACGCAGAACTCGAATGTAAGGTCCTACCCAACAAGATTCACACCAAGGATGTGGTCGACCGTATCGTCAAGGCGATCACGGCCAACGCTCGTGGCTCAGCTGTTGATGAGCATCGGGCAACCTTTCAGTACTCCGACGGCCTGCGTGTCGTGATCGTGGGTCCTGAGAACATCCACAAGATTTGTACCACGGGCAGCTTCCGTGGTGTCCCGCTCGAGGTCGAGCGTAAGCGCAAGTACTTCGAGGTCGTTACGGCGGCCGTGGGCAAGCGCGATATGATTGACCTGCCTGACTCGTCCATTCGATTCACGCTTCGGCACGAGGAACCCCTGCGCAAGGACTTCTCGGGGTCACCGATGGATCCTGCCTCGCACGTCCGCATCATCCACCGTCGCTCGTGGATCAGTCTCGATGGTGGAGTCCGCTACGATCTGTCCATGACCAAGTCCAAGACCAAGCAGACCAAGACCTTCCAGGACATTCTGGCTCAGCCTCCGGTCTACGAGCTGGAGGTCGAGGTTGTGAACCGCACGCTCTCGGATGACGAGATGATCAAGTCCCTGCTGGGTGCTGTGGCTCCTGTCCTGGGCGCTTACCAGGGTTCGCCGTTCCTGCTGACGACGTCCGATGCAGATCGCTATCGTCTGGAGTTTGAGGCCTCTCGGGTTCCCTTTATTAACCCAGTGACTCTGGAGCGCCGTCATCTCCGAAACGACCGTCCCAATAACATCCTCAACGGCTACACGGTGACCAACAAGGCCGACGGTGAGCGGTGCTTCCTCGTGGTGATGCGTGACAAGCGTGTTCTCCGTATCACACCCAGCCAGGTCGTCACTTGGACGGGTCTGACGGCCACGAACGAGGTCCACATTGGTGACGTCATTGACGGCGAATACCTTGCTGAGCGGAACATGTTCTGCATCTTCGATGTCTACGCCTACCGTGGCAAGGATACGCGTCGCCTGCCTCTGATGCTCACGGATGAGGACGTGACTCCAACCTCTCGTCTGGGCTGTGCGCATGCCTTCGTGAGCGATCTGTCCAAGGACTTCCGTGCTCTGCCGACCCAGACGCCTCTGCGTGTCTCGACCAAGATGTTCTTGGCGGGAGACGGTGCCTCGATGGAGGAGGCCATTCGCAAGATCCTGGACACGCGGTTCGAGTACCCCACGGATGGTCTGGTCTTCACACCGCGCTCGTCTCCCGTGGCACCCATCACGGAGCGCCGTGGCAATACGTGGATGTCTCTGTACAAGTGGAAGCCCCCTCAGCAGAACAGCATTGACTTCCTCCTCAAGTTCAAGCAGATTCAGAGCTACGATGTGAATCTCGGGAAGCTCGTCTTCAAGGGCACTCTGTATGTGTCTCGTACTCCGGGTGATGTGATTCATCCTTGCGAGACGATGACGGGGGAGTACACGGAGGTTGCCCTGCCTCCCGAGATGCGTGTCCTGGCCCAGAACCGTGACCGCGTTCCCTCTCCCTTTCAGCCCAGTGTTCCCAAGTCTCCGGATGCTTGTGTCATCTACATTCCCCTGAACGATCGGGGCATTCCGATTGATTCGGATGGGAACCGCGTCGAGGACAACACCATCATCGAGTGCTCGTACGACACGGACAAGAGTCGGTGGGTGATCATGCGGACGCGTCACGACAAGACCTACCAGTATCGGGTTCTGGGTAAGCCTAACTTCGGCAACGACATCAAGGTCGCGGACTCGATCTGGACGAACATCCACATTCCCATCTCCGAGCAGATGATTCGTGATGTGGCCTCGATTCCTCCGGACGATACGATGGAGGATGACCTGTACTACCGCGACAACCTCGATGCACGCGATCGGGTTCTCAAGGATGTATACGGATTCCACAATCGGATCAAGGAGAACCTGTACCGTTCCTCGATCAAGGCGGGAGACACTCTGCTAGAGTTCGGTGTCGGTCGTGCCGGCGATCTCCTCAAGTGGAAGCGCACCAAGCCCTCGCTGGTCGTGGGTGTGGACACTTCGGAGTCGAACATCATCTCGTCCCGACAGGGTGCCTGTGTTCGCTATCTCAAGGAGAAGGATCAGCATCCAACAGACTTCCTGCCTCCCGTGTTGTTCATTCAGGGCGACATGACCGAGCCCCTGCTGGAGTCTTCGAACCGCTACGCCAAGATCCTGGCTGGACTGGAGCCGGCTACGACACCCTACCTCGAGCGCTTCGCCAATCTGAAGGAGTTTGATGCCATCTCCTGCCAGTTCGCTGTCCACTATGCCTGTGAGTCGGAGGAGAAGTTCAAGGCCTTTGTCAAGAACCTCTCTGAGCTTGGTAAGGGTGTGTTCTTCGGGACCTGTCTAGATGGAGCAGCCGTCTACGCTCTGCTGATGGGCAAGCAGTCGCATACCTTCCGGGCCGAGTCCCAGGTCTTTGGCGAGTTCGTCAAGGAGTATGACGATGGCGAGGGATGGACGGAGACCTTCGGACAGGCGATCTCGGTCCACCTCGAGAGCTTTGAGCAACCTCAGAAGGAGTACCTGGTTCCCTTTGGCAAGATGACGGAGATCCTGGCTGCAGAGGGATACCAGCTTGTCGGCAGCTCGATGTTTGCCGATCACTATGCCGAGCAGAACTCAATCACGCTCACACAGGATCATCAGACCTTCTCCTTCCTTCATCGGAGCTTCGTCTTCCAGAAGGTTGAGATCCCGAAGCCGAAGGAGCCTGAGCCCAAGGCTGAGGAGGTTCAGACAGCTGATATTCCTGTGGCCCTCGACCGCGATGGTGATACAGATGCCAAGGACACGGCAGCTCCCAAGGCTGAGAAGAAGGAGGTCAAGAAGAAGATCGTTAAGAAGGCTGTGGACGTCGGCCCTGAGCCTGTTCTGTTCACAGGTGGAGATGAGGGTAAGGGCGAGTGGCGTATGCTCTCGAACATGTTCGAGGCACCCTTCCAGATGGATTCGATCACCTTCCCCACGGTCGAGCACTACTTCCAGTGGACAAAGGCCAAGACCTTCGGAGATGGAGCCATTGCTGCCAAGATTCTCAAGACTCCCTCTGCGAAGGCGGTGAAGGCTCTGGGCAAGAAGGTCAAGGATTTCAAGATTGAGGAGTGGGATGCTAAGAAGGATGGGATCATGGCAGCTGCGATCAAGGCAAAGGTCATTCAGCATCCCGAGATTCGGGACAAGCTGAAGGAGACGGGTGTCCGTCCTATTGGTGAGGCCTCGGCGCGTGATAAGTACTGGGCGATCGGAACCTCGGCTGACACGTCCAAGGCCAAGGATCCGTCGAAGTGGCCCGGCAAGAACGTCCTGGGCAAGATCTGGATGGATCTGCGTAAGGAACTTTCGGAGTGAAAGCGTGAACTACAATAATGAAGTATCCAAACATCATCTTCTTCCGCCACGAGTCGTATAAGGAGATTGACACCTTCCTCAATGACAACAAGGACAAGTTCGATTGCACGCTCAACATCACAAGCGATCGTAACGACCTTCGTAAACTTTTTGATTCGAACTACCATATTCTGATCACTTACGGCAAGGATCAGACGGAGTACTTTGAGGATGTGAATATCATCAATGTGGCTCGCTTTCGTATGCGCTGGATTCACTTGGACAGGATTGACATCGATTCGTTCAATAGCGGTGTCAACTTCTGCTATGTTCACAATGCTCAGCTTCCTCGTGAGATGACTCGGGTGGCTTTTTCGGTATTTACCTCTTGCTACAACTCGTATGACAAGATCTTCCGTCCCTACAACAGTCTCAAGGCCCAGACCTTTATTGATTGGGAGTGGGTGATCCTTGATGACTCGCCGGACGACAAGCACTTTGATTTTCTGAGAACGGCCATTGGGGATGATCCTCGTGTTCGTATGTACCGGCGCTCAAAGAACAGTGGTAATATTGGTGCTGTCAAGAACGAGACGATTGGTCTTTGCCGGGGCGCGTATCTGCTCGAACTGGATCATGACGACGAGATTCTGAAGGATTGTCTGGCCGATGCCGTTCGTACCTTTGAGGAAGATGAAACGGTTGGTTTTGTGTACATGGATTGTATGATGATGCATGAAGATGGAAGCCCCCACTCGTATGGTGACCATTTCGGTCTGGGGTATGCAGGATACTACTGTCAGAAGTTCAAGGAGAGCAAGGGAACCTGGTTGAACGTGATCTCGTGTCCGAATATCAACAACATTACCTGTACGCATATCGTGGCGGTACCTAACCATCCTCGTATCTGGCGCAAGGATGTTCTGATGAAACTGGGATCTTACTCTGAATTCCTTCCTATCGTGGATGATCTCGAGATTCTTCTTCGTACGGCTGTGGGAACCAAGATGGCTCGTGTTCACAAGCCAGCGTATCTCCAGTACATGAACACGGGAGGAAACAACTTCCAGTTCATTCGGAATTCTGAGATCAATCGCCTTGGGACACGGAACATCGTACCCCAGGCGTATCACAACTTCAAGATCGAGGATCATATGCGTTCAGTTGGTGCCCACGAAGAACATAAGACTGAATGGTGGCATGCGCCAATGTGGCGGCGCCCTGGATTTGAATACAAGTACTGTAACAAGGTCGTCAATTACGACATCACCAAGCAGTATTGCTATCTTGGATTCCAGGCCTTCATGAACGGGCGGAACGATATTCGTGCTCTGCTTATGGATCCGAGGAATGATGTCTTTGTCCTTACGAACCACTGCTCAAAGGAGGAGCTCTGTAAGGTGATGGACGAGCTTGGATTTGATACGATCAAGTGCTATTCCATTAAGGACATCCCTCTTGAGGAGCTGCGGACATACTTTATGCTGGTGTGCAAGCGTTGCGACAACTACGAGATCATTGAGCTCAAAGAGACCGCCGATAAAACTCCTCATACGACATCGTCGGCTGAGACGGCTCAGCTGTCTGGCCCACGACTTCAGGGATAAAGCGATTATACAGCTTCTTGCCAATGATCGTCGTGGCCTGCTCAGGCGTGATCTCACCCTTCTCGATCTTACGCTTCAGAGCCAGCATCTCAAAGAAGGTGGAATCCATGCGATCCTCAGCATGCATTTGAAAAAGTGAGGGGTAGTTGAAGTAGAGCACCTCATTATCCTTCTTGAGTGCCTCCTCATACTGCGCCTTATTTGTCTTGAGATGACGGTACTTCTGCTTCGACACGTCCATATTCCGAACGAGAGCCTGGACCTCGGTCGCTGAGAAATCGACACCACTGATTCCACGACGCCCTTCTTCGACTTCCTGGGGAGAGAGTTCACGAACCGTGCCAGCAGGGGCAGACATGGTATGCCTATACTACGACAAGAGGCTTTAACTGAGTCATGAGTTCCGCACACTCGTCATGCGTGGTCATCCCTGTAAGAATGACCTGTCCTGTGCGGAAGACCTTAGCGATCCACTTCTTGTCCGGGAAGTAGATCTTGACTGCAGGGTAGACAGCGGGCTCATAGACCGTGGTCACACCCTTCTTCCGCAGATCTGAATACAGCGTATCACGAGAGAGATTCGAGGACGAACAAATCTTGGTCTTGTAGTTCATCAGAACCACACGACGAACACCCGTCCCTTCCCACTCACCCGTGATCGCGTCGGGGCAGTTCTTTGTGATATGATCCTTGAGCATCGTCGTCACCTGACGATCGTACGACTCATCCAGGACGCCCGTGATGTGAAACACGCCGTTCTGGAAGATTTTGACAGTAATCTCCTTGAGAGGCACCTGTCCATTGCCATCGGACATGGCGACCAGTGTGATTGAGTTATGACCGAACCCGGTTGTCCGCTTTGGGGCGTCGGGTTTTGCGCGGCGCTTGATCTTGTCTCGCTTCGAGGTTCCCCGCTTCAGGACTCCCTGCTTCTCGATCTTGATGATTGACTCGGTCAGGGGGAGATCCTTCACCAGGATATCCGTATTGAGGCGAACGCCCATCGTGTACAGTACTACCATCGTTGTGAGTGTCGGTTGATCCATCTTGCTGAGGTCTGGTCGTGTAGACCCAATCGATTTCGTTTTCCCAGGCATGCGAAAACGATAACGGAAAATGACTAACAACAACACAGGAGAACGTCCGTAAGGCCTTCCTCATGAT